GCCATAGTACCTCTCCCATATTCCCGATACTTTTCACCCAAGTCCCCCCCATACCCCAGTTTTCTGACCCGGTGTGTGCCCAGAGGGGGGTCAGTTTATATATAGGTTATCGTCTCTCTGGGAAACTGTCATTTTTCCCTGATGAGGTGGGGTGGGGCGGGGCTGTGGTTAACCATGTGGGTTGCGCTGTGGGTACTTTGCGGCGGGAGCTGGGGGCTGGGAATCGGTGTCACTCTCGATGTCAAGAACTGCTGGCAAAAGTGGTGTCAAAGGGGGGTTGGTGTGGTTTCCTAGTTTGAGCCCGTTAGACGACCACTCAGGCCCCTCTGGGAACCTTGTAGAGCAAGGTTGACAGGAGTGGTTTATACAAACCGCGAATAGAGACAAGTCTGGTTGCACTTGCTCCGTTTGCTGAAACTGCCCCGCTGGGAGTTCTGGATCGTCCAACTCACTCTGCCCATCTTCCCTTGACAAAGAAAGATACGTTTCTAAGCCACTGCAATACAAGTATCCCGGCAGTCACCAATAGTTGTTTCCAACCACGCCAATCCACCCGGCTTGTTTCAGCAGCTTCTCTCATCTGCGCGAGTCTCAGAACAATGAGTCCACTTCTTCCGTCGCACGAAGTGGTTGCCTGTGAAGTCTCGATACCACCACCGGGTTGTCCGGTTGTTCGGCGGGTCATTTCCACCAGTACGGTGATCGTTGCGTACTGGGCACAGGCTACTAGACCCAGCTCTGACCTGAGTACACCGTAGATAGCCATTGACCCCTTGATCGCGAGTATGTGGCGAAGGTCAATCTCTTACGGTGGGGCTGTCCAGTCCCTGTGGACGCTTGCGCGTGGGTCTATTGTACCACATATTTCGCCGCGTGTGTCACAACAGCAAGACTGCCCGCAAACGGCCCTGCTTCCCAGCAGTGCTATTTACGAGCAGGTTCCTTGAGTGGTGTTGAGTAGGAGCTCAACGTGACCACTCTAGCACTTATTTACTGGTCCCGCCAAATCATACATTCTGAGGCCGCCAAATCATATAAAGCAAAATCCCCCCGGCAGCAACCGAGGGGACATGCCTGTGGGGAAAGCGTACCCACAACTGTCTGCGAGAACCCTGTGAACTTCAGACAGTGACATCATGATAGCACAACAGCAAACCCCCGCCAACTGTAAGTTGCAGTTGACGAGGGGCAGTATTGCAGTGTCGGTTCGGGACTATCCCGGTGTTTTTGGATAACTAAATACTAGGGGTAGTACACTCGTGTCGTGACAGTTATCGCCGGATTTACTAATGGACAATCGTATGCAATCGGCGCTGACAGCGGAGCGTTTGAGGACGGCTCGCATCTGTACACCACCACCAAGACCCCCAAGGCATGGGTTGTTGGCGACACCTTAATCGGCGGCGTCGGTTCGTTTAGAGCGATAGAGGTGGCGAGGAGTTCTGGGCTAAGCGACCCCCACAAGTTGCTGACCCTTCTTCTGGAACAGACCAACCTGAGTGGCTGGAGCTTGTTGCTGGTGACGCGTAAGGCAATCACCGAGGTGTCCGACGAGGGCGGGGTTACGACCTATCGGGACCACTACGGGGCAATCGGGGCCGGTGCTGGAGTTGCCATGGGATACCTAGCCGGGTGCAACAAGTCTGCACCTACGGTGCTGACAATCCGTAAGGCTATGGAGATTACCGGTAAGCACTCACTCTACTGTGTACCGCCATACCTCATTTTTTCTAAATAACTTTTTAGGGTGCGGTAGGTACTAAGATGAATAACTATGACGCACACGCACAAATGGGAACTACTTGTTTCTACCAAGGTTTGGGTGTATTGCAGTTGTGGAGCCAAGTTCAAGCTCCCAGCAGACGCCACCGGATCACGCTACACTGGACCAGTACCTACGGAGTTTCAATAAGGGAGCATGATGATTCGTGACATACGATGGGCGTATGATCTTGGGTTTAAGCGTGGCTGGAAGGTGGGCAACCGTCGAGGACGCAATGCCAACCTAGTTGGCTACAATGCTGGTCTTGACTTTGACGCTGTATCCAATGTTAACGAAGAACCTTTAATACAGCCATACCATAATAAAGGTTGTGAGAATCATGGTGGCTACAAGGGTGCGTACATGACATTCTGCCCTGAGTGCGGAATAGAACTATGAGCTTCCTAGAACAAGTGGACAAGCACATTGCCACTAGCCACACCTACCGACCCAAGGGTTTGTTTACCTGCGGCAAGTGCGACAACGTAGAAGTACAGCAGGGTGGTATCTGGTTTAGTACCAAGGGCCACCGTATTTTTATTCCTAACTCTTACAAACCACAGGAGATTGCTCAGTGAGCGACTTTGACCAGATCATTGACGAGATGCGAGAGATGCACCTCAAGAAGCGTACCGACTATGGGCGCACCGATGATCCATACGCCAACGTTCGAGCCAGCGAAGCGTTTGGCATACCCGGCTGGGTGGGGGCTTTGACCCGCCAGCAGGACAAAGTACGCCGACTTCAGAAGTTTGTAACCGAAGGTAACTTAGCCAACGAGTCTGTTGAAGATAGTCTGTTAGATAGTATCGTTTACGGCGTCATTGCCCTAGCTCTATGGAGAGAACTTAATGCCACTCAAAAAAGGCAAATCAGCCAAGACAGTATCAGCCAACATCAAGACCGAAATGAAGGCTGGCAAACCCCAGAGGCAAGCAATCGCTATTGCACTGAATGTTGCCGGTAAAGCGAAGCGTAAGAAGAAATAATGTGGAGCTGGTTGCTTGAGGGCATCGGTCTATTTGGTGCCGTTCTTGCTGGGCGCAAACTTTGGTGGGCTTGGATAATCCTGCTGGGTAATGCTGCGCTGTGGACAATCTACGGTTTCACCACACACCAGTACGGGTTCTGCTTTGCCAGTATCTTCTACGCCTTTGTCTATGGGCGCAACTGCTACCGCTGGTTCCACCAGCACAAAGCCGCTCAAGATGAGTAACCCCCTTGCCAGTTCGCTCAAGTCATGGATTGAAAGCAACCTACCGGCGTTCCTAACCAACTTGCCCATGGACGTTGACTCCGAAAGCGCCCCGTGGTCAATGCCCGTGGTTGAGGACTACGTTCTAGTGGTAGCCGTTAAGGATTACTCCGACGGCGGTACCGGCGTGTTCTCTATTACTAGCGATGATGCCCAGCGTTACCGTATGCGGGGGCTAATGGCAGAAGCACTGGACTAATGGCAGTTACCCCAGTCCAGCGCAAGAAGTACTTCGCCGCACGATCGGCAGGGTTTTCTATTGCCCAGTCTGCGTCCAAGGCTAAGTTCTCTGAGGCTACTGGACACCGGCTTGAGAAGGCTGCCAAAAACATGCGCGTTGCTGACGAGATTGACTCTAGCGCCCGCGACTACAAAGAACAAAAGGTAATCGCCACCCTTGAAGGCCCCAAGCATTACGAGCAACTCTCAGCCGAGGCCAAGCGAGCCCTAGAGGACTTTGACTACTTCCGGCGTCGGTACTTCGGGCGTGTCTCTACCCCGTGGCAGAACGAGGCTGGGCTTGCTCTCGTGGGTCTGCTAGAGTCACCGGAGAAGGAGTATGTCGTTATGAACATGCCCCCCGGTTCCGGTAAGACCACGCTAATCCACGACCTTATCTGCTGGATCATTTGCCGTGACCGTGGAGTTCGTCTCCTGCTGGGTTCGCACACCCAGAAGGTTGCCAACAACATGGCGGGACGTATCCGCAAGTCCCTTGAGCGCGTGGTAATTGAGCTGCCAGACGATGATCTTATGGCCCACGGACTTGCCACTACCCCTGAGTCCACCATGTCGTTGGACTTTGGGCGGTTTAAACCGGTAGAGCGTGACCTATGGACTCGTGAGCAGTTCATTGTAGAACAGCAAGAGGACAGGGGTGGCACCACCGAAAAGGAACCTACCCTGTCGGCCTACGGTATTGACTCCGGCTACCTTGGTGGTCGTTTTAACGGCTGTTTCTGGGACGACGTTGTGACCTCTAAGAACACTCGTAGCGCAGACATGAAGGAGAAGCTTGAGGACGACTGGCAGAGTATTGCTGAGTCCCGCCTAGAACCTAACGGCATGCTTGCCTTAATCGGTCAGCGATTGTCAGCCGACGACCTGTACCGCTTTGCTCTGGACATGGAGCAACCCCTTGGCGACGAAGAAGAACTTCTCAATAACGGTTTGTCCGAAGAAGAAGTTGCTAAACTACGAACGGACAAAAAGTACCAACACTTGCTCTACCGAGCACATTATGAGGATCGTTGTGACCCGAAACACCACAAACGCATTTCTGAGCCTTATCCCGTCGGGTGTCTCTTGGATCCCCGCAGGATTGGCTGGCGAGAGATTAGTTCGCTTATGGCAAACCGAGCGGACAGCTACGCAATCGTTTACCAGCAAGAGGACCTTGACCCGTCCGAAGTCCTAGTAAAGCCCGAATGGGTATGGGGCCACGGTGATAACGCTGGTTGCATTGACAAGGATCGAGATGCATGGGACATTCCTCGCGGCCTAAGTGCCCGTGATTGTCTAGTCGTAGCAACGGCTGACCCTAGCCCTACCATGTTCTGGTCAGTCCAATGCTGGCTGTATCACCCTGAATCTAACCAGCGGTTCCTGCTGTGTCTCCTGCGCCAGAAAATGGAAGCTAGCACCTTCCTTGACTACAAGGTAAACGAGGGTCGCTACACCGGCATCATGGAAGATTGGCAGAACCTGAGCGAGTCTTTGGGTTTCCCTATCCAGTACTGGATTGTAGAGAACAACGCGGCCCAGCGGTTCATGCTCCAGTACGACACGGTGAAAACATGGCGTCAGATGCGCGGCGTGGAGATCATTCCGCACAACACTAATGCCATCAACAAGACGGACGAAACCCTTGGTGTGACCGTGTTACAAAGCCACTACCGCTTCGGTAGGGTACGATTACCGGGTAAAGGTGAGGGTAAAATCCAAGCCTTGAAACTGATTGACGAAGTAACGAAGTACCCAAACGGCACCCGAACGGACGATTGTGTTATGGCACAGTGGTTTCTAGAGTGGAATATTCCTAACTTGTACTTGCCTAAGATGGTTGCCCCTACCCAGTGGCGTCCTTCTTGGGCTAAGACTGCTCGCCCTAACTAGAAGGTTCACAGTTGGCTCTCTCCTTTGACAACGCTAAGGCTGCTAATCAGATTGTCACCTTGCTTCAACAGCGTCGTCGGGACCGAGGCGGTATGTTCACTCGCATGGACGAGATTCGTCGCCATTACAACGGTGACATTATCGTGCCATTGCCAGAGCTGGACGACATGGAGAAGCCAGCAATCCCCAACCTAATCGCTCAGGGTATTGACCAGTTTGCTATGCGCGTGGCGTCAGTTATGCCTGACGTGACCTACATGCCCACTCGACCCGGTATTCAAATCAGCGAGAACAAGGCCCGCGATCGTCGCATGGCAAACCTTGGCTGGTGGGATATGAACAAGATGAACACCAAGATTCGTCGCCGTTCACGTCACCTGACTGCCTACGGTATGACTGCCGTAAGTCTTTCCCCAGTTTCCATTGACCCTACTGACAAGCGCGAGATTCCACACTGGCGTGTGCGTAACCCACTCTCAACCTTCCCGTCGCCCATGATTGACCCTGACTCCATGGAGCCCACCGACTGTATCTTTGTTGACCGCCGACCACTTGGCTGGATCAAGGAAAACTACCCTTCCCAAGCCTCGGTGCTGTATCGTGGCGACAAGTCCGACACGGACATGTTTGAGATTCTGGAGTACTTAGATGCTGCTGAAACTGTACTGGTTGTTGTTGGCGCTGAGAAACCCAAGGCTTCTGCCTATGGTTCTGCGGAGACTGGTAAGGGGACGGCCTCGCACGTCATTCTTGAACGAATCGTCAACCGATCCGAAATCTGCCCAGTCGTAATCGCCGGTCGTATCACTCTTGACCGCTTGCAGGGTCAGTTTGACCAGATGATTGGCTCGTACCAACGCATGGCGAAGCTGGACGCTCTGGACATGATTGCCCGCTTCCGCAACGTATTCCCAGACGAGTGGATTGTCAGCACCAGCAACAGCCCCACCAGCCCCCGTATTGTCCAAGAGGCAGACGGTAAGGCCGGTATCCGAGGCATCGTTGACAAGGGCCAAGTTCAGATTACCCACTTGCAGCCCGGCACCACGACCAACGACGCGCTGGACCGTCTTGAGCGGGCCGGTCGCATGAACGGTCAAATCCCTGCTGAGTTCGGTGGCGAGTCCCCAACTAACGTCCGTACTGCTCGCCGTGGAGAAATGGTAATGGGTAATGCCATTGACATGTCCATTCAGGAGTACCAAGAAATCCTTGCCAACTCTATGGAGAGTGAGAACCGTCGCGCCGTCAAGATTATGAAGGCGTATTACGGATCGAAGCCCAGCATGTTCTTCATGGGCTCCGACGGCAAGGTGGTGCGCCCCGATTACACCCCAGACGAAGCCTTTGAGACAGACCTGTCCTACGTCAAGTACTCCATGCCGGGGTCTGACGTTAACGGTATGGTCATTGCCATTGGTCAGCGTGTGGGTACCGGCATTATGTCCACGCAGACAGCCCGTGAAATGGACCCTGCGATTGAGGACCCAATCCGCGAGCGTGACCAAGTGGAGATTGAATCCCTACGTCGCGCTTTGCTTGCCGGTATGGAACAGCAAGCCCAGCAGGGAACGCTTGACCCCACGATCATTGCTCGTATTGCCAAGGCTAAGGCTGAACGCCACGTCACCCTAGAGGACGCAGTTCAGAAGGTCCACGAGGAGATGCAGAAAGAGCAAGAATCTCAGGCGCAACAGCAACAGCAGATGCAGCAACAGCCCCCAGAACAGCAAGGCATGGGTGGCCCAATGCCAGCACCAGCCGAGATGCAGCCCGGTATGAACGCAGTTCCCGGACAGGCACCTGCCGCTATCCCACCCTCTATTCAGGCTCCAGCCCAAGGCTCACAAAACTTGAGTGACATCTTGTCAAGTTTGCGCCGACCAGCTCGTGAAAGCACCGCAGAACGTGGTATGACCCCAGCGGGGAAATAGCACATGCCGCGTACAGGCAAGGGTGGACCACGAGACGGCAAGGTGGGTCAACTGTATGGCAATCGTACTGACTTAAACACCTCGCTCCCAGTCACGACTGTTCCCGGACAGGGCTACGGCGAAGCGGCCCAGCAACAGGCTGCACAGCAGGCTATTCCTATGGGTTCGATTCCGGTTCCCGGTGCAACCGCATCTGCGTCAGCCCCAATGACACAGCAGGCTCCAGCACAGCAGGCTCAGATGCCACAGGCAACCATGAGCGACCAGATGGCTGCAACCCCACAGGCGCAACCCGGTGACTTGCCGTTCTTGCAACCGACTATGTACCCCAACGAACCGATCACGGCAGGCATTGACTCTGGCCCCGGACCCGGCTCGGAAGCACTCTACGGTACATCAGCCCCCGTTGCTAGGGACCTAATCATGGCAGCTCAGCGCCCCGGTGCTTCTGCCCTACTCATGGACCTTGCCCACGCTGCTGCTACACTAGGGCTGTAATGGCTAAGCCCACGCCACCACCTACCACTACGGTAATGCCTACCGTAACCGCTACTGTCTCACCAACTGTCCCAGACTACGCACAGCAAGCCATTGAGAAAATGGTAAAGATTAACCCTCAGTTGGTAAAGGACCCCCAGACAGTTCAGTCTATTGCTAGACGATACGGTCTGCGAAGCGATCAAGTAGTCCAAACAATGACTCAATCGCAACACAACAACTCAGCAAACCGTGGTTTGCTTGGCAACACTTGGCACAGTCTTACTGATTGGGTAGGTAATTTTTCTCACAATCTTGCAAGCAATTCGCAAGGAGCCTTTACTAACCAGCAGGGACAGTTTACTTCTAAAAAGGTCAAAGGGTTTGCTACTGGTGCTGTCAAGGGATTGGTGCAAGGCGTAAAAGAACTTCCTAACGCTGCTATCTATGCAGGGCAACAAGCGTTAATCATTCAACAAGCTTTGGCTAATCCATACGGTCAAACTAATGGTCAGAGCAACTGGAGAGCAGGGCTTTCTTCGGTTGGCAACATTGCCATGGCGCCGCGTACACTGCTTGCTGCGACAGCAAGTGAAGTGAAACAAAATGGCTGGGGCTATGCCCTTGGTCATTTAACTCCAAGCCTTATTGGTGGTAAAGGCATCAGCATGGGCATTAAGGGATTGGCAGGTGTTGAGGGAACTGCCGCAGAAATGGCTGCCGCAAAACAGGCTGCACAGGTAGCCGCCGATCAAGCGACTGTTGATGCTGCTACGGGTGGTCTTTCGTTTGACCAACAAGTTGCTGCCGCGGAAGCCGCGCAACGCCTCAAGACTAGCAGCCCTATTAGTCATTTACAGAATCAAGAACGCATTATCAAAGAGCATTACGACACCACCCCTGATGCTGCCGCCAAGCTTAAAGCGGTTCAAGAAAAGATTACTAAGTTAGAAGAAGATGCTTACAAAGCCGAGTTTGGGGCACGAGACAAGTTTGCCAACCCGACCAAGTTTAACAAAAGTGTTGACGCTGCTCGCAATCTAGCTGAGAACTATTTGAGCGGTGCCGTCAAGTTGCCCATTGAGGCGCTTCGGGCTTTCAACCGAGTAATGAATAGTTACACAGTTAACGCTGCGGCCTTAATGCGTATCCCCGGTATTCAATCTGACCCTCATTTATGGGAAGCCGCTTTACATGGCGAAGTTATTGACTCTGACGGTAACAAACACACAATCGGAGACGTATTATCTACGGCGTTACAAGGCAATGGTTTTTTTCACGACATCATTGCCAAAGCACTTAACTTTGACCTTACTTTTGTAATTGATGATCCTTTTGTCAAAGGTTTCAAGTTGTTTGGTCAAGCTAAGTCTGCGGCTGGTTTTACTGGATACTTGAGCAAGTTTTTGGGTGGCCTAGGTGTATCAAACCCCGGTGATTTTGCTCGTGCGTTTGACCAGTATCACTCTGTCCGTGTCGCGGTTCGCTACATGGCACAACACAATGCCGCAGAGATTAACAATACTTTTCGCAATGTATTCAATGCCAAAACTTTGTTGAAACTTGAAAAGGCTAAAACTAACGATGCAGTCATTTCAGTCTTAGAGGACGCTGTTGCCGCTGGTGACTTTGTTGGCTCTACTGCTCCGCGCATGGGCTGGTACACAACTTTCAAGACGGCCCTGACAGGCGAGCTGGGAGAACGCTTTGGTACCCTTGGACGCCTACTCAAAAGCGAAGTAGAAGTTGACAAAGCACTTCGAGACAAGGTAATGGCTGAAACTGGTGCAGACATTCGACCCACAAACTATATTTACCAGCGACTTACCCCTGCTGGTAAAGCTGGGGTATTGTTCCGTCAGCGACTCCGAGCACAGTTTCTTCGTACCCCAGAACATTTTGACCGCGCACTGGGCAAGAATACCAATCGCATTATTACTCCCGGATCAGTAGAGGCAGTTAACTCCATCGCTGACATGATGAAGGCTGTGTATCAGCCAGACACCGTTGTCAACGGCGTATCTGAAATCCTTATCCACTCAGCCTCAGACCCAAATGCTTATCGTCGTGCTTATCGCCAAGCAATGTATGATCTGTTTAGTCGCCCCTTAGAGGCTGGCATGGCTCGTTCTGAATACGAGACAGTGCGTACTGCAATCTCAGATTCTATTTGGGAGCATGTCAATCGTCTTACCGGCAACGACGGTGGTGGTATCACAGGTCGTTATGTGGCTAGTAAAGACGCATGGAGAGACATTCTTGATACGCCTATGGGCGAAGTGCGAGCAGGTATTGGCGAAACACACCTTGGTCGTTTAGTCCTGCCTAGTGCTCGAACTGTAAAGCAAATCCAACGCAAGATTCTTGAGACGGCCCTGCAAATGGATTCGTTTGCCGCCAAGAAATCTTTGATGAGCACCGAGGCAACTCTTAAAGACCTTAAGGAGTTGGCTAACTTCTCTGAGAAAAACATTGACCAAGTAATCTCTGGCCTTGAAAAAACGCTAGAAGAAAAGCGGTTGTCAGTCAAAGACCTTTGGGAAACCAAAGAACTCTACAAAGGCTACAACGCTAAGTACAGGTCGCTTTTAAAAAAGTATGCCGTATGGCTTACTGAAGATGCCATGAAGAATCTTACTCGCGCTGAGAAGATTGCGCTGGTGTTTAAGGACGTATCAGACGAAACCCGTAAAGTTACTGAGCATTTTAACCGTTTGTCCGATGAAGTCACTACACGTCTTGGCGTAGTCCCACCCGGCTTTGAAGCTGCGGCTGAGGACTTGACTGCCTTTGCTGAATCGTTGGGCATGAGCGAAGATGCCTTGATAAAAGCAATGGATACCCTACGAGGCGAACAACAAGCAGTTGAGGACATGCTTGCTCACCTTAATGCCACCTTTGGGGAATCTTTTGATTCGCTAAACGAGGTAATGGAAATTGCCAAGCAAGTGGCCGCCGCTACCCTTGACAACGCTGAGGCTCGCGCCAAGTTTCTCAAAGCATTTAAGTTGAACTGGGAAAGAACGTCTGACTCTATTCCCGGCAAAAACCGGTTTACTGCTGCTATGGGCAAGACTTTCTTTGGCAAGCGTGGACTTCGCAATAACCGCGAAATGATCATTGACCTTGAGCAAGCGTATCTAAACAAGTACTTCAAGCCTATGGCGCTTTCTAGCCCCGGTTGGGCCATGCGCGTATCAACCAGCGAAATTATGCTTAACTCGTTTCGCATTGGTGGCATGAACATGTTTGAGAGTCACTTAGCCGCTTCTATCGCCAAACACGAGTTCAAGCTTGCTGGTTCCATGAAGGAACTAGAGGCGCTAGGCAAGCCTGAGAAGTTAATGCTTCGCAACGTTGTTGCCGGTTTGATGCTTGGGCTTGAACGTGGTGTTGTTGGAGCCATGAGCGACCCCCAGAAAGCCCGACTTGTAGGCGACGCTGTAGATGCAATGCTGGATCATAACGGTGCGTTACCCATGAACATGGAAGGCCACCATGATGCGGTGACTGGCGACAACATTGAGAATTTTATTACTTCACAGGTACATGGGTTGGATAAAGAAGGCAAGCCTGAAATTTCAGATGTTTACCGTACCGAGGGC